TCTAAGGTATTTCATAATTTCACCATAGAAGCCGAAATCGAACAATCCAGTTGGTGTTATCACATACTTCCTATCTTTTACAAATCTCTGACCTTTACGTTTGGCAAATACTGCACCGTCATTTTTTACAGAAAAATGGTTACGTAAAATTCCAAGTGTATCACCATCAGTGATAACTTGACCCATTCGTCGAGAAGGTTTGTAATCCAATGTTATCATTGTTCTTGCAGAGTTTTAACAGCGATAATATTTTTAATATCATTACCAATAAAAGTTATTTGATTTACTAGCTTTTCCAAATACTCAATAATAAACGCTTGTTCTTTGATTTTTTGATTGATAGTGTCCATTGAAGGCGATTTATCAACCTGTGTGCTCAAAACCTGTTCATTCAATGCTATTGGAGATTCAGTGAGAATCTTTTGTTTGAGAACATTGCGATGGGTTGTTTTCATTTTATTGAGATTATCCATTTCGATTTTGGCATCAATCAATCGACATACCCAAAAATGTTTTTCGGCTGGAACACGTTTAGCTCTATCTTCGAGATTAAAATCATCAATGCCGCAAAACTCTTGATACTGTTGTTGATACTTTTTAAGCTGTTCCATACTGTCTTATTATGATAAATACTATTATGAGAAAGTCAAGTGACGAAATTGAAATTGTGAAAATTTATGAGGAAATGACTGCTGGTGGTGTATACGGTGAAGTGCCTACGCCAGTGGGTATCCAAAACACTGACTCATACGCATCAGGTGACATGAGAAATCCATATGGTCTCGGCATCACCACTCGAAAAGGTAGGTTGAAGACTGGCAAGAAGACCAGCAAGAAATCTGGTAAAAAGAGAAGATTGTCCACTTGAGACGGCTCGATTGGTTGACATTTTCATTTTTTTCGCGTTTAAATTTAACTATATATTATTATATATTAATAATCTATTCCCACCCCCCACCCATAATTTAACATGGATTTTCGATTTGTCAATAGCGATAATTAATTTTCTTATTATTTTAATATAAATTAGATATTGTTATAATTAATAGTTGTTAACATAATAAAATATAACAACAGAACAAATATATAAAAACAATGCATTTTTCATTAATATTATATTATTATTTTATTAATATTATAATATATAAGTTATAGTTTATAGATTATGTTATAGTTAATTATAATTAAATATAAATGCAAAAATCGAAAAAGCAAGCAAAAAATCGCAAAAAAATGGATTTTTCAGCTTCCATCAGCTAAGTAACCGCAAATGAGTGACACTATCATCGACCCACCGTGGCAAAATCTTCCAGAAAATCTGGACAAAGATGCTCATTACGCTTTTGTCTACCTGATAACCAACACCGTCACAGGGAAGAAGTATATCGGCAAGAAGCAGTTCTGGTCTAGAATCAAACGCAAACCGCTCAAAGGCAAGAAACGGAATCGTATCGACCACGTTAAGAGCGATTACGAGACCTACTACGGCTCTTCCAACAAACTGAAGGAGGATATCGAGAAATACGGCAAGCAGAGCTTTACGAGGCAAATACTCGCAATCTGTGGCAGCAAATGGGAAGTCGCATATGCAGAACTCTACTACCAAATGAAAGAGAATGTCATTTTCCGTGACGACTACTACAATGAGATCATCAATGTTCGGCTGAATAATCCACCGAAGAATGTTGATTTAAGTTCAAAATATTCAATGTGAGTTGACAAATCTGTCCTGTGTGGTATCAATGGTTCAGATAAAACAAAAAATGATTGAGCAATGTGATGATTTAGTGATCGATATCGATACAGTTTTTATGGAAACTAATCGAAATTTCGCTCTATTATTGGAGCAAATGGGGCTGTTGGTAGATTTTAATTTTTCCAATAAAAACAACAAAAAGTTCTATACCCATGAGTTCATCAAGACATTTTGTGAGTTTTTGAAATCGAGAAATCATCTAAACATTGTATTTTTTTCTAATAATCTAACAAAGGATAAGTTTAGAAATCAACTTTTATCCAAGGTAGAACGCATTTTCAAAGTTAAAGTGTGGAAAGAAAATTACGATTATGATGAGTTTCGCAAAAGAATAAACGAAAAAGATGCGAAAATACTTTCGGGATTGGATCTCATATTTCAATCTAATAAAATACCATCTTTTAAAAAGATATCCAAGTATTTGGAGAAAGAAGGATTGACCTTTTTGAACGAATCGTATTTCCAAAACATCGCCAACAAAATGGTGATTTTCAATCATTAATGATAAATAATCATATGAGTAAATTTTTAGATGTTCTCGAAGAATATGATCCCGCCAATGAAGATAAGATAGATGCTTTATTGAAAGTGAAAATATTTTTGAATGAGAAAAAAATACCATTCACTAGTAATGGTAAAAAAATCATATTGAATATTGATGATACAGAAATTGCTCTAGAAGCAGTTAAGCCGTATAGTATCAATCCTGATAAAATAGCTGACGATGCTATCGATAGCTATGATCAGTTACCTTTTTATAGAAAACCATTCAATAAATCTAAAAAACTTCTTAAAAAGACAAAAGAGGAAGGTGATAAAAAAATAATACCTAAACTCACCAACTATTTGAAAAAACGTAATGACGAAACATTAAAAGCCGTTGACCAAGCAACACAAGCTTTAAAAGTTACAGCCACCCGATAATTATATGAAATTTAAAACTTTACAATTATTGAATTATTACCAAAGATTGGTAGAACAAGATGAGCAAGATATGTTACCACCTGAACAAGGTGATCCGTCTCAAGCCAATCCTGAAGCTGACATGGCAGCAGCTGCATCAGAATCAGAACAAAATACTATCCCTTTGAGTTCACAAGGAGAAATTCGTTATATTCAAGATGTTGTACTCGCAGCATTGATGGAGCCGAGACCTACAGGTAATGATAAAATTACATTGGAAAACTTTTTAGATATGCTCAATAGACCTGATGCTGTCGATATGATCCAAAGTTCTGGTAAAACCGCAAAGGATTTATATCAAAATGAAATTCTTCCAATTATTCGTCCTGCTCAACAAGAACAGGAAGTTAGAAACATTTCTGATCAAATGAGCTAAATAATAATATGAAATTTAAAGGAGAAGAAAACACATTAATCTGGGAATCATTTCGTGACAATAAAAAAGTCTTGAACGAAAGACTGAATGGTATGATCGAAGACGATGACATGGACGACATGGACGACATGGATGATATGGGCGACGAATACGGCGACGATGACGAATATGGTGACGAATTTGAAGATGATGATTTCGAACCAGAATCCATGCAAAATATTGTTATGGAAGTTGAACCGATGGGACCAGTCCATAGTGTAGAAGTTAATGAAGTTCTCCTATCTGAATTGAAGAAGTTGGCAGAATATTCTAAAAGACTTTATGATATATGCTCCCATACTGAATTTGATGACTGGATGGTTTCGGCAATTACTGTCGCATCTACATATGCATCGGATGTGTGGCATCGTTTAGATGCTAAGGCAGATTTCGCAAATACTGGATTTGAACAATCAGACGATTTTAACCCTCTTAGTTAATGGATGATAAGTTTCAAACAATATTTCGTTGAAAAGAATATTCTAGGGTTGGTTGAAGATATCAACATCGATGGTGTCGGTAATATTCCAGCTAAATTAGATACAGGTAACGGCGCATACAATGTTTTACATGGAGAAGATTTAGAAATGGGTGAAGATAAAAATACACATAAAAAAATACTAAGATTTACTACCGTGAACTCAATTCGTTTAGAAAAAGATGTAGAAGATATGATCACCATAAATATTGGTGAAAATAATACCGTAGAAAGACCTGTTTGTCTTTTTGATTGTATGATTGGTGGTAAAAAATTTAAAAGTGTCCCATTTTCTATTGGGAATCGCGCCACCAATGATCATAAAGTTTTAATAGGAAAAAGTTTTATCAAAGATGAACTCAATGCTCTTATCGATGTAGCATTAAATAACGTAGCAGACCAAAATTTACAAGCCA